CTTCAGCAGTTTCGATAGCTGCGTTAGTCCAGCCTGTGTTTTCCATGTAGACAAAGGCATTCTGTGTGGTCTGCACAGTGGGTATGACGTCAGTGACTTCAGGCTGACGCGTGGCAAAGGGTACCACCACGCTGCTGCGTACAGACTCCACTGGCCACCCTGTGGTGGTCAGCATTAGTGTCTTCAGCCCTACGTCCAGTGTGATCGACTGCGATTCACTGCCACGTGAATGGCTGCGTAAAAAGTCTTGATATTCTTTTGACTCCACCAGCAGCTGGCCCACGCCTTTAGTGGGTGGCACCAGTGAATGCCCTGCTGGCCTTCCACCAAAGTTTGGTCTGTTAACCGGCTGTGACAGATCTACTGACGCTACTTCTGCTGACATAACCTGCTCCACTTCGTTAGCTGCGTTTTTTACTGATAGCAGACGGGTGCTTTCATTCATGCCCACCAGCACTGGTGACCATTCAAACAGTTCTACTTCGTCCAGGTGGCGTACACCTGCTTTCTTGTCGAATGAATCTTTAGTGACTGAGTAGCCGATAGAAAACTGATCCACTATGCCAAATTTAATATCGCTGTACGCGTCCCTGCCACGCTGTGTGTCCAGATTGAATTGGCCACGTATCACCAAGCCTTCTGGTGTCTCTTTCGCTTCCAGTGTCTTAGCCACTGGCTGTGTCCAGTCATGTGCCCACACACCTTTGGGCAGGCGTTTCTGCAGGCTGGCAGTGAATGCACCAGGCTTCACCACTTCTTTGGCTCTGTCTATGTTTCCGAAACATGAAACCAGTGCTGTAATTTCGCCGGCTTCACCTGAAGACGTCACACTGGCCTTATAAGATTTTCTTTCCAATTCCATATGGGTTTCCTTCCACGTACTTCACGTTGACAGTGACAGCTTCACCCTGCAGGTTTATGTGCTCAGGTGGTCTGCCATAGGTGTAAGCCAGCAGCAGCTTGCCTGCTTCAAGGTTGCCTGCTTCAGCCAGGGCCACCAGCTTCAGAATGAATGTATGGCGCTGCTCTGGTGGCCACGCGTGGCTCAGTAGTTCTGCCAGCCCCATTTCTGCAGCTTTGCTTTTGCGCCCTGATCTGCCTTTCTTGCCCCCACTGTTGCCAAAATTCTTAAAGGCCATTCGGAGTTATCCAGAGTTTTAAATCTTAGTTAACGTAAGCAGGTTCAAGCAGTGCTGCCATTTCGCGTGCAATGGCACGTAGCAGTGCCTGCATAGCTTTCACCTGCTCAGGGGTGGCATAGGTCAGTGCCTGCACCATGTCCATGGCTTCATAGGCGTCAGCCACCACTGCTGTTACTTCTGCTTCATATTCAGCTTCAGTCATATGCTTTGTTTACCGTCAGGGTGATATAGCCAGGGTGCTTGTCAGGTTTACCGTCCAGAGCACACCTGAGTCTTTCCAATTCACTGTGGCAGGCATTCTTTGCTATGCCCCGATCACGGCAGATATTTGCCCATGCCAGATCTGCAGCAGAGTAGTCAGGTGTGATTCCGTCAGACTTCAGTGGGGCACTGTCTATGCAGCGTGGGTAGTCTGGAAACTTCGCGCCGTTGCTGCCGTTGCTGCTATGGCTGCTATGGCTCGAAAGACTCGAAAGGCGTGGTGGCTCTGGTGGTGCCAGCAGCCCTGACTGTTCAAGCTGTGCAGGTGTCCACACTGATCCAAAGGTGGCCACGTGCAGCGTGACTGGACAGCCCCCGCGTGTACGCTTCCAGTTCTTTGAGCCAGGCAATCTGAAAGCGCCATTTGCACCCACGTCTGAATGCAGGCTGCGTACTAAACGTTTCCTGATAGCGTCAGCCAGGTGCTTGTCAGCAGTGACAAAGATAAACGCCTGATACCTGTCAGGGCTGGAAGTGAAGCCCAGTGCTGCATAGGGCTGCACCATTGCAAAACGCATGTGGTCAATGTCGTCCAGGTGCAGGGCACGTGGTCTGACTTCAGCTTCGTCAGCCTGCTGCTCTGCAGGCGTCAGGTCAGCTTGTGGCTTGCCTGCCCACATGGGTCTGACCATGAATGACGCGTGGCGCTTGTCTGCGTCACTGAGCCAGTCAGCCAGCACACCCAGGGCAGTGGCAGCAGTCAGGGTCTGGTGCCTGACCGTATCTCTGCTGTCATTTTCTAATCGGAAGAAGAAATGCCTATAGCCACGTGAAATGAAAGTGCATAGGCTTTCGCTTGCCTGCTTCTCTGGTGCTGGCAGATCCAGTGGGTAGTCAGGCACGTGGTCAGGGTCAGGGTCAGGCAGACCATAGGGCAGGTCTGCTTCCACTTCCGGTAGGTAGGTGTCAGAAGATAGGGCCACAGAAGGGGGGGGTACTGTTTCTTGGGTGGCCCTTCTCTGTGGGCCTTCTTCTTCTCCAAGGTTGTACCCCTTCTTAAGATCTTCATGGGGTACAGAATCGGCCACGGTCTGGGGGCTGGAATACCCGTTTTCAGGGGGGGGGGTAGACAAAATGTCCGCTGGTGACCCCCCTTTAGAATCAATGACTTGACCATTTTCTAATGTTCTTAACTGGTCAATTACCTGCTCCCAGGTCTGGCCACTTTCAGCACAGGCTTTCCTGAGCAGCCCCACGGCAGTTTTCATAAACCAGTCAAAGCCCACCCTGCCATGGCTGCGTCTGGTACGCTTGGCAGCAGTGGGCATTTTCATTCTTTCCACTTTGGCAACAGAAGCAGCTACCCTGTGAATGGCTCTGCCAGGGTGTGAGTCATAGTCAGCTTCCATAGGTGCGTCTTCCAGTATCTGGGTTATCAGGGGAAGTATTGGGCACTCCCATTCAGTGGGGTGGTTTGTCAGCTTGCCTGTGGAGTCACGCGTCTGGTCACCCTGTGTGTATCTGAGAATGACAATCTTCTGCTGCTGCTGCCATTCGATAAGTTTGTCCCGGTCACGTGCCAGGCGTTTCTGCAGTGACGCGTCAGTAGCGTCTGAGTCTGACCAGATCCGTTTAGCCAGCTGCAGGTCTACACATTCAAACTTCTGAGCAGACCCCAGGGCCAGCCCGATAACACCACAGATCATTCTGTAGGCTGGTGGCCCACCCAGTTCTGTTAGCAGGCAGGCAGTGGCAGTGTGCACCAGTGAAACGTCACGTGCAGTCAGCCTGCTTGTGGCGCTGGTGTTTTCTCTGCCAAATAGGATCTGTAGTTCTTTGCGGGTGACTTCATTTTGGCGCTGTGCTACTGTTTGCATAGTTCAAGCCTTTCTTATGAAGGTTTGTCTGTGGCTTTCTCGAAGGTTTTCACTGGCTTTCCTGAAAGTGTCTGTACGTTGCTGATAGATCATGGCCTTGGTGCTGCTACCACCAAGGCCATACTTATTTCAGGGCCTTGGTTATGCAGTAGTCCCAGAAACCAGCGCACACCTGTGCTGGTGACTTTCAACTTTCATGTATTCCCTTTCGGTTTGCCTGAAGTGACCAGTGCTGTGCTGATCTGTGGCAATAGGTCTGTTCTGTCTATCAGCAAGTTATGCTTCTAACTTTTTACTGTCAACGTTTTCTTCAGCAGTGGGCAGGTGCAGTGGTAATTCAAGCTGACTGTCATAAACAAGAAAGTCACCCGGCTGGCACTGCAGTGCTCTGCAGATCGCTGCCAGAGTTCTGACGTGATACTGACTGTTCTTATTTCTGACTAGTCTCCAGATCGCTGCTTCTGTGCAGCCAGTCACCAGAGCCAGGCGTCTGATAGGCCACTTACGTTCTGCCAGCATTCGGTCTAATTGCACTGTGATAGGCATATAACCCCCCGCTAGTGCTCAGGGTAGCACAGTATTGGGTGCTATACCATTCTTATTATCGCGTCAGATAACAGTCATTATGTAAATGGCAGGTTTTGGGGGGCAGATCGCCTGTAAGTGGTGATAGCAGGTAGAAGGTGGGCTAAAGCGTTTTGGCTGTTTTGCCTTAAAAACAACGTTATTTGGGGTGTCAGGTCAGAAAACAAAATAGCTGTGGAACACATGGCAGTGTTCCACAGCCCTAGGTAGGAGAATACCCACAGACTAAGCACCAACAGAAGAAAAGGGCCACAGAGAAGGCAGGCGTGAAGCTGTCTCTTTCCAATTTGCCCCACGCCTGTCTATTTTGCGGATAATCCGCAAAGGCAAGTCAGCCATAGTGTGGGCCTTCTGGTGACAGATCTACTCTGTCAGGGTCTGCTGGTATGTGGTACACGCGTGAAGCAGAGTCAGCAGCCAGGTGCTTGATAGTCAGGGCTGCTGTGCGCTTGTCAGTTCTGCCACCTTCAGTCACCACACTGCAGCGTACCTGATAGGTGGCATAGGGCTGGCCATTGCTGAGCCATACAGTGGCTGCAGTGGCAGTGTGTGACTGGCCTTCTACACCCAGCCCCTGATCTACATTGAACGTGGCAGACAGCAGCTTGTCAGTGCCCAGCCATTCAGCCCAGTCAAACTGATAATCAAGTTTGCCCCCAGGTGATTTATCAAACTGGTGTTTGTCTTCACATTTCATGGCTCAGACTCCAGTGACTAGGCAGATCGCGGCTGGACGCGTCACTACAAAGGCCACGCGTATCTCTGCAACAATGCTTCTGATATTGGCTAAAAACTGATCGCCGCTATAGCCCACTTTTATCGTTAGTGATTTTCTTTCAGCCAGCAGTGTGTAGTTTTGGAAGTCACCCACTATGGCAGTGCCTTCTACCACTGCGTCACTGACCACCACTGGCAAGCCCCAGATACGTGCAGGTGCAGCGTCCCATGGACTACCAGCAATATAAATTCCGTCAGTGGTTCTGAGCAGCTGCACTTCAGCCCAGTCATTAGGGTGAATGAGCACTGCACTGGGTCTGGCTCTGCCTACCACCCTGACTTTGGTCATAGCCTTGAATATCGCGTCAGGCGTGGGGTCAGTGGCCTTTGCCTGTGTCTGCACACCCACTGTGTTCATAATGCCCAGCAGGTTTGGTGTGGTGCCATTGCCATTCACTATCTGACTATCAAGGCGCTGCCTGACCATGAAGGCCAGCTGCTGCTCTATCCATTCCTGAATGCCAGGCACGTCTTCCAGCTGTTCGTCAGTGACTGGTATCCAGACAGGTATCTTTCGCACAGGTGAAGTCTTCTCTGTCAGTGCCAGGGTAGCTTCAGGCTTGGCTGCACCTTCAGCAGTTTCGATAGCTGCGTTAGTCCAGCCTGTGTTTTCCATGTAGACAAAGGCATTCTGTGTGGTCTGCACAGTGGGTATGACGTCAGTGACTTCAGGCTGACGCGTGGCAAAGGGTA